ACTAAATCCAGAGAAATTACTAGATAATCATAGACGATATAAACAAAAAGAAGTAATTCAATATATTCTAATAGCTGCAAAACGTAGCTATCCTGAGTATAGGCTTTTTCGCAAAAAAACTTTGCCAACACATTTAATAAATGTGAATGCAATAGTAAATAACCGATTGTTAACAATAACAGGCAATGAAATTCATTTAAAATTTGAGGAGGCTTAAAATGGCTATTAAATTTAATTCAACAAAAGGCGGAGCAGTAAAAGAGAAAGTAGATCAGTATATCTACAAAAATGGCGATAATGTTGTTCGTCTTGTAGGCGACCTTCTTCCTCGTTACGTCTATTGGATTAAAGGTGAAAATAACAAAGATATTCCAATGGAATGTCTTGCATTTGATCGACAACTGGAAAAGTTTACCAATCGAGATAAAGATTGGGTTCGAGAATTTTATCCAGACCTCAAGTGTGGCTGGGCATACGCGTGTCAAGTTATTGACCCTGCTGATAGCAAAGTAAAAGTTATGAATCTCAAAAAGAAACTTCTTGAGCAGATTCTAGTAGCTGCGGAAGATCTTGGCGATCCTACTGATCTCGACGAAGGCTGGGATATTTATTTTAAGCGAGTAAAAACTGGTCCTCAAACATATAATGTTGAGTATCAACTTCAAGCTCTGAAGTGCAAAAAGCGTTCGCTTACCGATTCGGAGCGCGCTTTGATCAAGGATCTGAAGTCAATGGATGACGTACTTCCTCGTCCAACTGCGGACGCTCAAAAAGAACTTCTAGAGCGTATTCGTCGAGGGGCTTCAGAGAACGACAAAGAAGAAAATGAAATTCCAGAAGAAGTGGAAAGCGAACTGGATCTATGATAACGATAGTTGCAGGGTCTCGATCTATTGATAGATATTCTCATGTGGCTTCGGCAATAGCCGAAGCCCCATGGGCTATTACAAGAATTTTATCGGGTGGAGCCAAAGGAGTAGATGAGTTTGCAGTATCTTATGCAAATTTGAATAATATTCCCTGCGATTTAGTTACTGCATTTTGGAATGAAGATTCAGATTATAATGCAGAAGTAGGAAAGCAACGATATTCTGAAATGCTTAAAAAAGCAGAAGGAATAGTAGTGATTTGGGATGGAAAAAGTAGAGGAACTGCTCATCTTATTGAGCTTGCTAAACAAAGTAAATTGAAATTACATATTAAAAAAGTATAATGTCAGCCGTAGTAATAACTCCTACAACCGGAAATTCTAAACTATTAGATGCAGTATATAGCATTAGAGATCAGTCTTATCCAAACGTAAAGCATTTAATAGTAGTAGATGGAAAAGAATTTTTACAGAAAGTTCCTAGCTATTTATCTTGCATTAGTCCAAATATAGAAATCATTTGTCTACCAACAAATGTCGGTAAAAACGGCTTTTATGGTCATCGAATATATGCAGCATTTTCTCATTTAGTCAATGAAAAGTATATTAGTTTTTTAGATGAAGATAACTGGGTAGAAAGAGATCATATTAGTAATTTAGTAGATGTTATAGAAAGCAAAAAAGTAGCTTGGGCTTATAGTTTACGCAATATCTTTGATAAAGACAGTGAATTTTTGTGTCAAGATAACTGTGAAAGTCTTGGTGGATGGCCGGTATGGGTTGACACTAATATATTTCACCTAGATACTAACGCGTACTTGTTTAGTAAAAATTTTTTAATTCAAGTAGCCTCACTATGGCATTATGGGTATGGAGGAGACAGAAGATTTTTTAATATAATAAAAGATTTGGCTCCTTATGCTACTAGTGGAAAATATACTTTAAATTACAGACTTGATGGTAACCCAAACTCTGCCTCCCCTGATTTTTTTATTAACGGAAATAATATAATGAGTAAAAAATATAATAATAAATTTCCATGGGCTAGTATATGAAAAAAGCATTAATAACAGGAATTACAGGACAAGATGGATCTTATTTAGCCGAGCTTCTTTTAGAAAAAGGATATGAAGTGCACGGAATTATACGAAGAAGCTCTTCAATTAATACTGATAGAATAGATCATATTTATCCTCATTTAACACTTCATTACGGTGATATAACTGACTCATTAAGTATTGGAAATATACTACAAAAAGCCTTGCCTAATGAAATATATAATTTAGCAGCTCAAAGTCATGTAAAAGTTTCTTTCGAAACGCCAGAATATACAGCTATGGTTGATGCTTTAGGAACTTTAAAAGTTCTTGAAACTGTAAGATTGATGGGCTTATCTAATAATATTAAAATTTATCAAGCATCAACATCAGAGCTTTATGGCTTAGTTCAAGAGACTCCTCAAAAAGAAACCACTCCATTTTATCCTAGATCTCCTTATGGAGTAGCAAAGTTGTATGCTTTTTGGATAGTAAAAAACTATAGAGAAGCTTATAATATGTTTGCTTGCTCCGGCATTCTATTTAATCATGAATCGCCGCGAAGAGGCCATAATTTTGTAACTAAAAAAATTGTTGATGGAATTAGAAAATTTAAAAATACTGGAATTCCAATTCAACTAGGGAATTTAAATGCTTTAAGAGACTGGGGGCATGCAAAAGATTACGTACAAGCAATGTGGTTAATTTTACAACAAGAGGCACCTGATGACTATGTTATTGCAACCGGGGAACAATACAGTGTTAAGGAGTTTATTCATGAGTGTTGTAAATATTTTGATATAACTCCAGAGTGGTCAGGAATAGGATTGAATGAAAAATGTATTGATACTAAGTCAGGGAAAGTATTAGTAGAGGTAAACGAAAGATATTTTAGACCAGCAGAAGTTGAGTCTTTATTAGGGGATGCATCGAAGGCTAAATCTAAACTTGGATGGAATCCAAAATATAACTTTAAAGAATTAGTCAAGGAAATGTGTAATGAATAAAGACTCTGTAATTTATGTAGCTGGTCATAGAGGATTGGTAGGCTCTGCTATAGTTAGAAAACTACAAGAAAATGGGTTCAACAATATTGAAACAGCAAATAAATCTTACCTTGATTTGAGAAATCAAGACGATGTTAAAGAATACTTTTCTATGATTACACCAGAGTATGTTTTTCTTGCTGCAGCCAAAGTTGGGGGTATAAACTATAACGCAACTCATCCAGCAGAATTCATCTATGATAATTTAATGATTCAAAGTAATATTATTGAGTCTGCTCGTCTATTTAAAACGAAGAAACTTTTATTTCTAGGTTCTGCTTGCATATATCCGAAAGTAACTCCACAACCTATCAAAGAAGAATACTTACTAACTTCTACTCTCGAACCAACTAATGATGGCTATGCCTTAGCTAAGATTGCTGGGTTAACTATGTGTAAATACTATAGAAAACAATATGGGTTTAATGCGATTAGTTTAATGCCTGCTAATTTGTATGGTCCAAACGATAATTTTAATCCAGAAAAATGTCATGTCATCCCAGGAATGATTAATAAATTCTATAAAATGAAAGAAGAAGGATATTATATTGATAATGGTGGTCCGTTTTATGGGTCTGTTGAATTGTGGGGAGACGGTAGTCCTACTAGAGAATTTTTGTATGTTGATGATCTAGCTGATGCTTGTTTATTCTTAATGCAAAACTATGATTCTCCTGATCATATCAATGTTGGTTCTGGTACTGAAATTACTATCAAAGATTTAGCCAATATCATAAAAGATAAAATTGAATTTCCAGGAGATATTATTTGGAACACATCTAAACCTAATGGAACACCAAGAAGAAAAATAGACAGTACAAAACTATTTGACATGGGCTGGAGACCAAAGGTATCCTTTGATGAAGGATTAAAAAATACAATAGACTGGTTTCTTGAAAATAGAAACACACATGGAAGAATTTAATTATGAATTGGCTTTTGATGAAAGACACTATAACTTTTGCTGATCGGTTTAAGATGGCAAAGTTTGCTCTTAGTACAAAAAAATTTACTAATGGAGAGCAAGTTGTCAAATTTGAAAACCAATGGAGTGAATGGCTAGGGTGTAAGTACTCTCTTTATGTTTCAAGCGGTAGTACTGCAAACTTTCTTCTTGTAGCAGCTATTAAAGAAAAATATAAACTAAAAGCTGGAGATAAAGTTTTAGTTCCTGCCTGTACCTGGATGACTAATGTTGCTCCAATAATACAACTGGGACTTACACCTATATTTTGTGATATTAATATACAAAATTTTAGTTTTGATATTGAAGAAGCAGAGTACATTTCAAATATACATCCAGATATTAAGTTAATTTTTATTTCTCATCTTCTTGGCTTTGCTGGAGAAAATGAAAAACTCAAAAAAATTTTTCCAAGTGCAATTATCATAGATGACGTTTGTGAATCCCATGGAGCTAGATTTACTGATGGCACTAAGGTAGGATCTGATAGTTTAGGCGCTACATTTAGTTTTTACTTTGGGCATCATATGTCAACTATTGAAGGAGGAATGATTTGCACAAATAATCCAGACTTATATGATTTAATGAAAATGAAAAGATCACATGGAATGGCGAGAGAATCAAGTTTATTTAATCAATATGCCAAAGAAAATCCGATAATTGAAAAATCTTTTTTATTTATAACCGATGGGTATAACTTTAGAAATCATGAAATTTGTGCAGTTTTAGGACAATCTCAATTAAAACGATTAGATGATATGATTGAGACTAGAAGGAAAAATTATAATACCTATGTCAATATTATAGATTATTATTATAAATTTTTTCATCCCCACTATTATGAAGAAGGTAATAGTAGTTTTTGTTTTCCTTTTATATGTAAAACAACAAAAATAAAAGAAAATTTAAAGCAATTGTTTATAGAAAATAATATAGAATTTAGACCAGTTGTCAGTGGTAATCTTTTAAAACATCCGTTTTTAAAAACCTATAATATAACAAGTTCTAAAAATATATTAAATGTAGATCTAATACATAAAAATGGAATATATATTGGAAATAATCATTTTGTAAAAGCTAAAGATTTAGAAAATCTTCGTAGTTTAATAGAAGAAATCGGAGAATAGTATGCAATATAAATTTGGCGAAATAATTGAGAATTGTCTTAAAGAAACCGTTAATGAAGTTTTATTAAATAAAGAGCTACCAGATATTGAATACATTGAAACAGACAATCTTGGAGAAATTATAGAAAAGTTAGCAATTCTTCATATTAGAACTTGGATGCTAGAAGATTTAATTACAACTGCAAAAACAGATCAAGAAGTAGCTAATTTAAAACGAAAAATAGATATATGTTTTAAAATTAAAAGACCAAAACTTGTACAAGCTATTAATATACTAGTTGAAAATTCTATTATAAATAATAGATCCCTTAGAGAAGACTCGGTAAAACTATATAAAGGAATATAATAAAACTTATGAAAACAAATCTTCCAATAGTATTATATAACTTTTTTCATAATGGTGATTTATTTCATAGTAAAGCTTTTGTAAAAGAAATTACTGAAAATATTTCTGTTCCAGTATATTATGCTCACGGTTGTAACCATAAAGTCTTGTTAGATTTAAATGTAAATCAAATAAATTTAACTAACTTGATGCCAATGCATAGCGATAAAGTTGTTGCCACAAATAACTCTTATTTGGTTAACACATGGATAGGGGCTTATTTTAAGTCTAATATCTCTGAGCTAAAAGGCGAGCCATGCACACTTAAGTTCAATTATGATATGTATAAGTATCTTTACTCGCAAATTAATGAAATATATGGCTCCAATCTTAAATTAAATTCGAATATATTAAATTATTTTCCAACAGTTGACCCCAGTAAGTTTAATATATCTAAAATTGAAGAGTATTTAAGTAAAGATAAAAATAAAAAAATTTTATTTTCTAATGGCCCTGCAATGTCTAATCAAACTTCCTACAACAATAGTAATCTGCAAACTAGTATAGAAAATTTAGCTTTAACGTACAAAAATATAAGTTTTATATGTACTTCAAAATTTAATACAAGTATTTCTAATATTTTGTTTACTAGTGATATTATACAGGAAAAAGATTGTGATTTGAGCGAAATATCTTATCTTTCTAGATTTTGCGATATTATTATTGGAAGATCTTCCGGACCTTATTGTTTTAGTTGTACAAAAGAAAATATGTTAGATTTTAATAAAACATTTATTTGTTTTGGTGATAGAATAACTGATTGTTTTCAATATGAAACTGATACTAACTCTAAGTTTGTATTTGAGCAGTTTAATTCTGAAGAAAGTTTAATAAAAGTGATTAAGAATGTAATAAATGGATAAAAAACCTATTTTAAAAGTAAAATACCATAATTTTTGGGATAATTTTAATCCTAGTAAAATGCCTCAAGATTATTTCTTTGAATTTATTTTATCTCATGGGTATAATGTAGTTATAGATAACGAAGAACCAGATTTAGTTATTGCAGGCTCTTTTGGTCCGGAAGTAAAAAGAAAAAATTTTAAAAATAATCCTTTTATTATAAATTTTAACTTTGAACCTGATTGGATCTATCCAAATAGAAGTGTTGGTGATTTTGATATGATGATCGGGCACGGGGAAGGATACTATAGAGTTCCTTTATGGATGATGTATACAATTTGGGATAAAACAAATTTAAATACTGAGTACAAATTAAAAAATGACCCATATGTAGGACAAGGCTGTCATCATACTCCTGGTTATGGACTAAAAGTTGATAACGGACTAGATAATAATCCACTATTTATTTCAAATATTTTAAAACGGCATTTAAAAGAGCATAAAAAAAATAAATTTTGTAATTTTACTTATACAAAAGTAGTTGAATCAAGAATAATTTGTTTTAATGTATTGAATGAGTACAAATTTGTACATAGTACAGGAACTGTACTAAACAATACTGGTTATAGAATGATATCAAAAACAAAAGAATTATCAGAATATAAATTTGCCATTGCATTTGAAAGCGGTATTTCTGCAGGTTATGTTACTGAAAAAATATTTGAACCTTTAGTAGCCGGATGCGTTCCCATATATTTTGGGGATAAGGCCTGTTTAACAGATTTTAATGATAAAGCGTTTGTATATGCAAATAAATTTAAAACATATACTGAATTAAGGGACTATATTATTGAACTTGACAATAATGATGAAATGTATTATAATTATTTAAAAGAACCTATATTTGGTAAAAATGAAATAGATGTTTTAAACAGGTGTAAAAATTTATTTGATACCATATATATAAAACTTACAGATAAACTTTCTCATCTAAAGATAT